AGATCATGGATTCAATGAGCGCCAATTCAACGGTGCAGAAGGTTGTATTTATGGCTGGCGCACAGCTTGGCAAAACGGAATCAATCAATAACGTGGTGGGCTACATGATTGCTCACGCCCCAGGGCCGGCATTATTTGTACAGCCCACGATTGAAATGGCAAAACGGCTATCAAAGCAAAGGCTGGAATCATTGATTAGTGAAACACCATGCTTAGCGGAGAAGATAGCGCCAGCAAGAAGCAGGGATAGCGGCAACACAATGTTTAGCAAGGAATTTCCTGGCGGCATTTTGCTACTTACGGGGGCTAATAGTGCGACGGGCTTGAGATCAGCGCCATGCCGATGGGTGCTGCTGGATGAGGTGGATGCATTCCCCAGTGATGTTGACGGAGAGGGCGATCCATGCGCTTTGGCTGAGAGAAGAGCGTCAACTTTTAGCAGACGCAAGATTATTTTGACTTCAACGCCAACGGTAAAAGATATGAGCCGTATCGAGACAGAATATTTGGCATCTGACCAGCGTAGATATTTTGTGCCGTGCCCACATTGTGACCACATGCAATGGCTGGAATGGAAAAACTTGCAATGGCGTGATGGCGACCCAAAAACAGCAGCATATGTATGCGCTGGGTGCGGCACCCATATCCAAGAGCACTATAAAAGCGAGATGCTGCGTAAAGGAGAATGGCGAGCTATGGCGGAGAGCCAAGATCTGCGGACGGTGGGGTTCCACTTATCAACGCTGTATTCACCAGTTGGCTGGAAGAGCTGGCAAGAAATTGTGGGCGAGTTTCTCAGATCAAAAAATGATGCGCCATTGCTGAAGACATTTGTCAATACGGTATTAGCTGAGACGTGGGAGGAGGAGACAGGAGCAAAATTGGGAGCGGAGGGGCTGGCGGAACGGGCCGAGTTCTACCCCGCTGGGGAAGTACCAAATGGCGCGACGATCCTTACTGCTGGTGTTGACGTACAGGATAACCGGGTGGCTATTGGGCTCTACGCATGGGGAGCTGGGGAGGAGTGTTGGCTGATAAGCCACACCGAGGTGTATGGCGATCCAGCCGGACAGAAGTTGTGGGATCAAGTGGATGACATCGTATTACGGGATTACCCTCATGCTGCAGGTGGGCGTGTGAAAGTATCAGCAATTGGGGTGGACTCTGGCGGGCACTTCACAAGTGAGGTGTATGCGTATGCCAGAAGCCGGAAGGGGAAAGGCGTGTTTGCGTTAAAGGGTTCGTCTATTAGTAACAAACCACCAATTGGCAAGCCCTCCAAGGTTGATATTAACTACAAGGGGCAGGTGCTTAAGAATTCGGCGGAGGTGTTCCCGTGTGGCACAGACACGGTGAAATCAACCCTTTTTGGCCGGTTGAAGCATAACGAGCCTGGGGCAGGGTTCATTCATTTCCATGCGGAAGCAGGGCAGGAGTATTTCAAACAGGTAACAGCAGAACGGCAAGTGGTGCGATATGTGAAGGGGTTTGCTGTACGTGAATGGAAAAAGAAAGCAGGAGATCGCAATGAAGCATTGGATTGTTTTGTTTATAGCTATGCAGCACTGCACTTTTTATATATGCGATTTAACCGCAACACAGTGTTTGAACAATTTGAGCGGGTGTTGAACACAAAAGAGCCAGCAGCACCTAAACCGGTAGAATCGGGATATCGACCGCCGCAGCGTAGAATGGGAAGGCAAGCTTCTTCGTTCGTGACAAGCTGGTGAGTATTCTCGTCCCAAGCCTTATCTATGCGGGCGACACCGTCGTTTTTGATGTTCTTGATTTTAAGGACGTAATAGGCACAAGTATTTCCAGCGGTACTTATACATTGACATGGTATGCAAGATTTAATTCCACGCATGAAGGCGCGACAGTAGTTGGCACAGCTCAAGGCGGTGGCTGGAGGGTCACTGTCCCTGCTGCCACTACAGCCGTATTTGATGCAGGAGCGTGGACGTGGCAGGCAATTGCCACTTACTCAACATTGCAGTACACGGCAGGACGCGGCCAATTCACGGTTAAATCGACAGCGGCTTATACGGGGCAACCTGCTGCTTATGACGACAGGTCACGCGCTGAGATTGATCTGGGCTTTGTAGAAACCGCAATACGGACATTGGCGGAAGGCGGAATGGTGCAGGAATACCAGATTGGTGGCCGTATGTTGAAGCGATATAAAATGATAGAGCTATTACAATTGCGCGATAGTTTAAGGAATGAGGTTGCGATGGAACGTAAGGCTGAGAAGATTAGACAAGGTCTTGGCAATCCAGGCTTAGCAAAAGTGAGGTTTGTCTAATGGCAATTTTTGGATTTGGCCGCACTAACGTTTTAAAGCGCCAGTTACAAGAAGCAGGCAAAAAGAATGTGCTGCTGAAGCGAGCGTATGCTGCTGCGCAAAACAATAGATTAACTTCTGATTGGATCAGCCAAGCAACTTCTGCCGATAGCGAAATTCGCGGCGGGATAAGGGTGTTGCGTAATCGTGCTAGGCAACTGGTACGAGATTCTGATTTTGCAAGATCTGCGCTTCGTGCTGTACGGAATAACGTGGTAGGCACTGGCATCAAGATGCAAGCGCAGGTAAGGATGCAACGCGGGGGGAGACTAGCGGAAGATATTAATAGCAGGATTGAGCAAGAATGGTCTTATTGGGGTTCTGCCAAGCGATGTAACACTGCAGGCAAATTAAGCTGGTATGACATCCAACGGTTAGCTATTGCATCAGTACTGGAATCTGGTGAAGTCTTTATTAGATTTGTAAAACAACCTTTTGGCGGCAGCAAAGTGCCATTGGGCCTTGAGGTGATTGAATCAGACTTATTGGATGATGACTATAGCGGCATTGAGAAGAATGGCAATGAGGTAAGAATGGGTGTTGAAATAGATAAGTGGGGCCGCCCTGTTGCTTACCACTTCTATGATTACCACCCTGGTGATTATTTATTCAGCTATGCGCAAAAAGCAGTTAGGAAGCGCGTTCGTATTCCTGCAGAAGATGTTCTGCATTTGTATTTAATTGAACGCCCTGGGCAGACAAGAGGCATTAGTGCATTTGCATCAGCAATCTTGCGCTTGCGCAACCTCAGCGGTTACGAGGAGGCGGAGATTGTAGCTGCTCGCGCCAGCAGCAGCATGATGGGATTTGTAAAGACACCTGATCAAGAACTGTTTGAAGATGGCACCCAAGATAACGAGTCAGTGCTTGATTTTTCCCCTGGAAGCATAAGGCGATTGGCCCCAGGGGAGGAGATGCAATTTTTCACACCCAACCGCCCTGACGATGCATTTACACCATTTGTTCAGCAAATGCTTCGTGCTGTAGCGGCTGGCATCGGTTGTTCTTATACGCAGGTATCAAGTGACTTCTCGCAAAGCAATTACAGCTCATCTCGGCTTGAGCTAATAGAGACCAGAGCGCATTACAAAACTTTACAGCAGTATTTAATTGAGTCTTTATGCGAAATGGTGTATGAGAAGTGGATGGATATGGCGGTAATGAGCGGTGTGTTGGATCTACCTGGATTCGATAGCAACCCAGAACGTTATTACGCAAACAAATGGATTGCACCTGCAGCGCAGTTTGTTGATCCACAAAAAGAAGCCGCTGCGTATAAAGATTTAATCCGCAGCGGGATTATGACGCTATCGCAAGTGATAGCACTGCATGGCGGTGACTTCGAGGATCAAATGCGGCAACGCCAGCATGAGCTAGCTGTCGCTGATGAGTTTGGGATTGTATTAGATACAGACCCTTCGCAGGTTTCAAGTAACGGCATCTCGCAACCTGTACCTAACCCACCGACAGAACATCCGCTAGAGCATAAGGCAGAAGAAGAAGAGGAGGAAGAATCTGAGGGGGACGCAAGCTAATGGCAAAAGTTGGTAGCAAAACTATTGATCTAAGCCCAACGGAAGGGATGAAGACAGAAGCGCAACGCTACCGCAACTGGAAGAAAGAAGGTGAGGCCGGCGGTACTGAAGTGGCGGCGGCAAGAGCCAGCCAGATTTTGTCGGGAGATGAGTTAAGCCCTGGTGTAGTTATAGAGATGAATGCATGGTTTGCTAGGCATGAGGTAGATAAACAGGGCCAAGGATTTAAGGTCGGGACTGAAGGGTATCCTTCGCCGGGTCGGGTAGCATGGGCGGCATGGGGAGGCGACTCCGGTCAATCATGGAGCAACATGAAATCAACCGCTATCAAAAACGCAGAGGATCGCACAATGGATGATGCAACAGAAGATCGCGCAGAACCCAATGGCTTAAAGACCGGCGATTTTGTTGAGTGGGGCAGCAGTGGCGGAACTGCTCGCGGCAAAATCACACGCATCCTTAGAGATGGCACACTTGAAGTTCCCGATTCTTCTTTTAGCATCACCGCAACAGAAGAAGATCCAGCGGCATTAATTCGCATTTACCGCCAAGGCGATGATGGTTACGAAGCAACTGATCGTTTGGTAGGGCATAAATTCTCAACGCTAAGCAAAATTGCAGCATTGCGATTCTTTGATGGTAAGGCAGTTACTCGCTCTGTGAGTACTGAATTTAAGATGGCGGATGAAGATGACCGCACTCTTGAGTTTCCTTTTGGCAGCGAAAAGCCAGTAGAACGTTACTACGGCATGGAAGTGCTAAGCATGGACGAGAAATCCATGGATCTAAGCAGGCTCAACGATGGCGCACCACTGCTTTATCAACATGATGCAGATCGAATTATTGGCGTAGTGCAAAAGGCATATATCAAAAACAAAAGAGCTTATGCAAAAGTAAAGCTTGCCAACAACGAGCTTGGCCGTGAAATGCAAGAATTAATAAAAGATGGGATTATGCGTAATGTAAGTTTTGGTTATAAGATTACGCAGATGGAAACTGATGAGTCAACCTCACCTGTGACTTATCGCG